CGCGGCCACACTTGGCTCGCATTTTCACTTGCTGCCTGGCGCACACGTAACACTCGGTTTTACACTTGGCTCGGGTTCCCACTGGCGCAGCGGCGCAGGCAGGCCTGCCTGCGAATGAGACTCATTATCAAATGCAAATGAGACGCATTATCAAATGCAAATGAGACGCATTCTCAAATGCAAATGAGACGCATTCTCAAATGCAAATGAGTCTCATTTGCGTTCCTAGTATACTTGTACTATTGACAAAAATTTATTTTTCTGAATGAAGGAAAAACGCTTGACAAAAATTTATTTTTCTGAATGAAGGAAAAACGCTTGACAAAAATTTATTTTTCTGAATGAAGGAAAAACGCTTGACAAAAATTTATTTTTCTGAATGAAGGAAAAAAAGTGCGAAAACGCCCATTGTAAATAGTTTTTTCGTACTAGCAAAAAATAGTGCTAACGTACTATTTACAAAAAGAAAAAGTGAAAAAATCGTAAAAAAAGCGAAAAAAAGCGAAAAAAAGTGAAAATTAGTACACTTGTACTATGTACGGCGGTCGATTTTGCTGTATAATTCATCTCATCGACTAGCAACCGACCCGCTCTTTAAAAAAATGAAAACGAAGTAAGCCCACCGCGCGCTTTGCCTAGGCTTTATGAGGTAAACTTGATTGCATATGTGACAATGCAATCAAGCTATATTTAGCCTTACTTATTCTTTTTTTTCTTTTTCAGGAGTTACTACCATGATATATTGTGCGCGGCACTCTATCGCCGCTAATCGCCATATTAAGCCAAATAATGTCCCTTTATGGGCTATATTTGGTTATATTTTAAAGTTGTATTTATATAGGGTGAAGAAAACATGTGTAAAAATCTTTTATTAACTACGCGGGAAATTCGCTTAACGCCCTATGGCTTTGAAATAAGAGGCGCAAAGCGTACCTGTAACGCTTTAAATAAAGCCTTTTTAAGCGGCGTGCTTTGCTTTGCCGACTACAAGGCACGCAAGCACGCGCTAATCGAAAATTTAACCAACCCGGAGCATGATAGGATTAAGATTCTCAATTTATTTGTTATTTAAATTTTTAGTAGTACGCTAGAATATAAAAATAATCGCGTTATATTCTAGTTTTCTTTTTTGCGATTAAAAGGATATATATATCATGGCTGAAAAAACTGTTGTAAATTATACTGAAGAACAAACCTCACAGTTGTGTGAGTTGTATGGGGCTGGAAAAAGTGTTGATGAAATTTCTTCGATTATGGGGAAAAAACCGGCAAGTCTGATCGCTAAACTGTCCCGGCTTGGAATATACAAGCCAAAAGAATATAAGACAAAGCGAGGTGAACCGGTAGCTAAGAAAAGCGATTTGACAGATCAAATCGCGCTGTTTCTGCCGGAACAAAGCGCAGAACAGTTGGAAAGTTTATCGCGTAGTAACAAAGAAACCTTGAAGGCGATTTTGAAAGTCTTATCAGAATTGAGCGAATTTAAACGCCTGGCAGTGGAACAATTTCAAACTGTTAGCGAATAAACCTACTCGCTAGGTAAGCTGGATATAAAATATGCCCTATTTTATATCCTATTCGTTTTTCCGGTTATTCTAGTCTATACCGGATTTTTTTACCCTGATTATATAATCAGGGTATTTTATAGGATAATCTTACTATGGATTATTTATCATATCTTGGAATCGTCGCCCTTACTGCGGGTAGCGTGGGCATTAGAGTAGCGCAACAATTAAATGTTACTCGTGGATACTATGTAAGAGCGTTTTTTACATCCTACATTTTTACTATTTTTGATGCGCTAGTAGTGGGAACGTATGCGTCACTAGTGCTTAATGGCGAATATATCACTCTATTATTCGCAGGAACCGGATCGGCAATTGGCGGATTATTCGTTATGTTTTTTTACCATAAAAAGGGTTAAATTATGAAAAACCAAATTATACTAGCAGCCTCAAAATTAGGCTTTTTTAAAGCTAAAAAATCAGAGAAAAAAGAAGCGATTATATACGAACTACTCGCGTCTTTTCCTAAAAGCCCTGATTTTATTTCTGATATATTAAATCAGGAAATTGAAAAGCGAAAGTTAAAATCGGAAAAGAAGGCGAATAATCGCCTTTTAGCTGAATTAGAAAAGCCTATCTCTAATGGGTATACTGAAAAAACCATTGATAATATAGAAGGCAATATATTCGTCGTTAGTGCCGTTCAGAACAATACCGACTTAAATAATGATTTTTACGCTGCGCTAATGCGTTACGTAGAATATAAAAAAGCAAAAATTATTTTAGGGGAGATATTATATAATAAAAACGCCTTCGCGCAGCCTGACGATATATCCTCCGAAAGTGTATATTTTGATCCTAGGATTTCAAAGTTTATAATAAGGGATAACATTATGTTATCCAATAACTTGATGTTTATTGGAAAAGCTCATATATTACCAACGGTTCAATATCCATTAAACGGATTCAATTCAGTGTCGCCTTGTGGAGTAGATTGCATTATACCTGCTAGTAAAATTGCATTAAAATGCACCGCTTCGCTAAAAAATAGCGATGCTGGCAAAATTTTATATTCAACGGGTACATTAACGGCGATGAATTATATTCAAAGGCGCATCGGAGTATCCGCTGAGAGTTTACATAACTTTGGAGCACTAGTTATTGAAATAAATGAGGGTATACATTCTGTAAGGCAACTAGAATTTATTAACGGATGCTTTATCGATGAAGGTATAGCATTCTATCCAGACAGAATAGAACATAATATACCAGCATCCACGTTACAATTTGGTGATATTCATGCTGAGAAGATGGATAAGTTTAACTTAAATCATGCAAATGATTTAATTGCACGCTTTAAGCCAGATAATCTTATCTTACACGATTTATGCGACTTCAGTAGTAGAAACCACCATAATATAAAAGATCCGCTTTTTATTTACAATAATGATAAAGCTAAACAAAGTATTATTGGTGATTTAAATAAAGTTATTAGTGTTTTAAATAATTTTCAGTACGATGGTAACATTATCGTGATCGAAAGTAACCATGATTTGGCCCTCTTAAAGTATTTAAAAGAAATAAAAGATTTTAGATTAGACCCCATTAACGCTGAATTTTATTTATGGGCGATGTTAGCATGTTACCAAAATGCTTATGATGCTAATTTTAATATACTTGAGTATTGTTTAAAGTTTAATAATGGCACAGTAAAAGATATATTCGACAATGGATTGCAGTATATTAGAGATGATGTAGTTTTTCATAAAACTGATGATAGCGTAATGATCGCGGGCGTGGAACACGGCAATCACGGGCATCACGGAACTAATGGCAGCCGGGGTAGTCCCAAGGGGTTAGCATCCCTAGGAATAGCATTAAATAGTGGGCACACTCATACACCAGAAATAGTTGGAAAAGTGTACGTTGGTGGTGTATTGGCATCATTAGACCTAGGATATAACACTGGAGCCAGTAGCTGGCGTATAGCGTCAGTTGTTACTTGGCCGAATGGAGGTAGACAAATAATTTTTAAATAATATAATCTTAGGCTACATTGTTTCACGTGAAACAATGTAGCATCCTGTTACCTTAAGGTCTTGACCTTACCTTGTTCACCTTACCTTGTTCACCTTAAGGTCTTCACCTTACCTTGTTCACCTTACCTTGTTCACCTTAAGGTCTTCACCTTATGGTCTTCACCTTACCTTGTTCGCCTTACCTTGTTCACCCTAGGGGGGTTCTCAGACCCGAAAAATCGCCCAGGGTGAGTGCACACCCGCGTGCGGTAAATTAAGATTTTCTAGGAAGTAGAATATATTCTTAGTAGCCTTTGATGCACCGTTTTCTAGAAAGTAAATTAAGATTTTCTAGGAAGTAGATTTTGATGCGGTAAATTAAGATTTCTAGGAAGTAGATTTCTTAAGATTTCTAGGAAGTAGATTTCTTAAGATTTTCTAGGAAGTAGAATTTGATGCACCTATGACCTTCTTAAGATTTCTAGGAAGTATATTTCTTAAGATTTCTAGCACCTTATTACCTACTAAAGTAATTAGCGCTTGAAAGATTTTCTAGGAAGTAGAATATATTCTTAGCAGACTTTGATGCACCTATGACTCCTTAAGCTTACTAGCACCTCAAAGCTAAAGTAATTAATCTTATTAAAAAAATTATAGCTATCGCCTCTACTACACACCCACTTGCTTTGGATTTGATGCTTTTTAGGTTTTAAATTTGGAAATGCATCATCCCTAGCAGTGGTTGAATGTGTACTACAGGTTTTATTTTACACCCTTTTCACCTAAAATACAATTCTAGTTTTTATTAAATACCTTTCTAGTGAATACAATCATAAATTTCAACCTTAAATTATGTAAATATTTCTAGCATACCTAAAAATTCGCTTGAATTTATAATTGCCCGGTGTTAGAATTATAAAACTATGAAACCTACCTCCGACCTTGTACCAATTTCCCCCGAATCACTTGAAATAGTTCAAGTATACCTTAGTACCCAATCAATCCCCGAGACTGCCCACCGCTTAGGTATAGCAGAATTCCAAGTGTCTCAATATTTAAGAAAGCCAGAAGTAAAAAACTATATAGACCACATATATCTCACTGCTGGATACCGTAATAGAGATAAGATTGCTAGAACATTAGATGACCTTATTGACCAAAAGCTGTCGGAAATGATAGAGACAGGTCTAGGAAGCAACAAAGACATTGCGGATTTACTTACTCTAGCGCACAAAATGAGAACTGATGAGATGAAGCTAATGATTGACCACGAAAAAGCAAAAGAAATCAAGAAGCAGACTAACGTGCAAATCAATGATACTAGCGGTTCTAATTATTCAGAGTTACTAGGTAAGTTGTTATGCTAAAAATAAGCAGAGAGGGAATCTCTAGTACAGAAGTGCAGCAATACCCAGTAGAAGAGAGATTCCTTAAATTACCGGTTGAAAGATACCTTAGCCTACTAAAAGAGAAAGGATACATTGGTGACTTGAACGGACCGCAGCTGGCTATGCTTAATGCTATTAATTGCCCCAAGTACAGGTTCCTAGTTGCGGCTGTAGGCCGTAGAATAGGCAAAACAACCATATCGAATATAATAGCCCAATTAGTAACCCTGGTACCCAATAGCCATGCGCTAATTATGTCGCCTAATTATTCTCTTAGCACAATTTCATTCGAGGAACAGAGAAAACTAATTAAGCTATTCGACTTGGAGGTGGTCCGAGATAATATGAAGGATCGCGTATTAGAGCTGGCCAACGGTTCAACTGTCAGAATGGGCAGTGTGTCTCAAGTAAACAGTGTTGTAGGCCGTTCATATACTGTAATTTTATTTGATGAAGCAGCTCTTACTAGCGATGGACAAGAAGCCTTTGAAATAGCTCTTAGGCCCACTCTAGACAAACCTAACTCTAAGGCTATATTTATTTCCACGCCACGCGGACGAATGAACTGGTTTGCAGGTTACTTTAATAACGGATTCTCTGACTCTCCATCATTTAATAAATGGGTTTCAGTTCATGCTTCTTATCATGAGAATCCTAGAGTTTCACTAGAAGATATCGAAGAAGCTAGAGCTACTATGGCTAATGGTAAATTTGAACAGGAATATCTAGCTAGCTTTAGTAGCTTTGAAGGTCAGATTTATAAGTTTGATACTGATAAGTTTAGCTATGTTCTAGAAGATACTTCAGCCTTCGAATTTTTTATGGGTATAGATATTGGATTTAAAGACGCTACAGCTATGATAGTCTTAGGATATAATGGTGAAGTATTTTACGCTGTAGATGAGTATCAAGAAAGTCAAAAGACAACTAATGAATACGCTCTAGCATGTAAAGAACTTGAGAGTAAATATGATGTTCAGATGATTTTTATTGACTCTGCTGCTGCTCAAACCAGACATGACTGGGCTATGAATTTTGATATCTCAACTATAAATGCTACTAAGTCTGTACTAGATGGTGTTGCTTATGTTCAGATGACCATTGAACAAGAAAAGTTAATAGTTAATCCTAAATGTAAGAATCTTCTAGCAACCTTAGACCAATACCGCTGGAGTGACAAAGAATCTGTTACTGAAAAACCTGTTCATGATAAGTTTAGTCATATGGCTGACGCTCTTAGATACGCTTTGTATACTTTTAGAGCTAATGTTGGAACCTTCTAGCAAAAACTTGGTTGAATTTTTTTAACATCTGTACTATAATAAGTAAAATAAATAAAGGAATAAAATTTTGGCATCAAATAATGGGTTGAAGCGGGATGAGGTTAAGTATGTAAGAGACAAAGCTAAAGCACGGTATCCTCAGGGTACCGAATGTGCTATTTGTGGTTCTAAGGAGAATTTAGAACTACATCACTATAATTCTCTGACCCTACTTTGGCAACAATGGAAAAAGAATAACGCTATTAGTATCTCTAGCACGGATGATGTTCTCTTTCATAGGGATTCATTTATATCGGAGCATGAAGTTGAATTATATCAAGATGTAGTCACCTTATGCTTAAAACATCACCAAGGCCTTCATAGCATCTATGGTGTGAAGCCGATGCTACACACTGCTAAGAAACAGGCTAACTGGGTCAAGATTCAATACGATAAGTTTAATAAAGATTAAAATTGAGCGAAAGGGCTGGCCAGCCTTTCTAGTGCCTTTTTCACTAGATAGCTCTCAAATACTGTCTAAAAAGGAGACAAAATGAATGAAATAGTAGATGAGATTTATAGTATATTAGTAGAGCGGTTTAATATTACTGAAGTGTTTTTGCCTAAGTACAGGAAGAATAGGTTACAGGATATAACATGGAAACAGTTTATTAAAGCTGCTCTAGAATTAGAGATATCTGATTTATACGGTTACTGTGGTTATGCTGGATATGATACTTTTAGCTCTGGCTTAAGTAGTAAGCACCCAGCCATAACAAAAGATAAAGGCAGAAGAGCTTGGATTTATTACCTATATACACTAGTATCTAAAAAACGATGCTCTCACTGTAGATCTATATTAGGTTATGAGTCTTTTAGTAGAAATTTGATTGAAAAAGACGGATTAAATAGTGTATGTAAAAATTGTGATAATACTAGAACACAAAAAGATTATAAAGAAAATAAAGAAGTCTATGCAGCTAAGCATAAAGAGTACTATGAAAATAATAAGTCAGACTACTATGCTAGAGACGCTAAACGTAGAGCTGCTAAACTACAAGCCTCCCCCAACTGGGCAAATCAGATAGCCATAAAACAAATTTATCAAACTTGCCCAGAAGGGTACCACGTAGACCATATAGTTCCACTACAACACCCACTAGTATGTGGACTTCATTGTGAATTTAATCTACAACATTTAACTGCCCATGAGAATCTTAGTAAAGGAAATAGGTTTGAAATATGAATATTGTAGATAAAGTAAAAGGCTATATAAATTTAAAATTTAATATAGCTCAACCAGAAATCGCAAGGGATGAAGGTGAGTCGATCTATACGGCACCGTCTCTAACGTATGAGCAGGCGTATGACTCTTTAACTACTGTTAGACGTGCTGTAGACATGATAGTTAATGGATGTTCTAGTTTTAGTACAGATGTAAGAGATAAAATTAACGGAGTTATTAGCCCAGCAGTAGGTATTAGAAAATCAAAAGTAAATAGCTTATTGAATGTTCAAGCTAATCCATACATAGACCTTAATAAGTTTAAACGACTAATTTATATCGACCTAGTACTAACAGGTAACGCATTTATTTACTATGATGGCTTATACTTGTATAATATTCCAGCAGCTAATATGGAGATTATTACAGACCCCATAGTATATATTAAAGGCTATAAATACAATACAACGGTTCAGTTCAAACCTGACGAGATTATACATATCTCAGATAATAGCTCTACCTCAATTTATAATGGTACTAGTAGATTAAAGTCTACTGCGGCTACTCTAGTAACCAGAAGTAACATGATTAACTTTCAGTCCGGCTTCTTTAAAAACTCAGCTGTACCGGGTCTAGTATTACTATCTCCGAATGTCTTGGGCGAAAAAGTTAAAGCTAGGATGATTGCTAGTTGGGCTAAAGAGTACTCTCCCGCTAATAATTCTCGTAGACCCTTAATTTTAGATGGTGGACTTACTTTAGATAAGCTAGCAGATACCTCATTCCGCGAGTTGGGCTTTGAAGAGTCGGTTAAATCAAAAGACCAAGAGATTTTAGTTGCTTTAGGAGTTCCAGAAGTCTTATTAAGCTCTGGTAATAATAGTAATATGACTCCAAACCTAAGACTCTTCTACATGGAGACTATACTCCCTCTAGTAAGAATGGTAAATGCGGGCTTTGAAAGATATTTCGGATATGATCTTGAGGCAGAAGCGAGTAAAATCTCAGCTCTACAACCAGACTTAAAAGAAGAAGCTGCCTATCATAGTACTCTAGTAAACGGTGGCGTACTAAGTCCTAATGAGGCTAGAGACGCTTTAAGATACGAAGCAAAAGAAGGCCACGATGACCTACGAGTACCTGCTAATATAGCCGGGTCTGCCGCGGGTGGATTAGGAGGAGGAGCTCCAGTAAAAGATGAAAATAAATAAAAAAATAGAATTAATTACAGACTTTTCAATTGAGAAGTCTGCTGAGACCGATGAGTTGCGCATAGTTGGATATGCTAATACTACGCATAAAGACCGAGTAGGCGATGTAGTGGCTATGGAAGCCTGGGCAAAGGGAGGTTTGGATAATTACAAACTTAACCCTATCATTCTAGCGTACCATAATCATTCTAGACCAATCGGAGTAGCAGAGTCCTTATCCATTGATGAAAGCGGATTAAAGATTACTGCTAGAATCAGTAAGGCTGCAGGAGATGTGTATACTCTAGTACAAGAAGGAATCCTAAAAGCCTTTAGCATTGGCTTCCAAGTAAAAGACGCAGATTATGATGCAGTTACGGATATCTTTGTAATTAAGGATTTAGAGCTTTTAGAAGTTAGTGTTGTTTCAGTACCCGCAAACCAACATAGTTTATTTTCTGTAGCTAAAGGCTTCGAAGATGAAACTGAGTACTTAGAATTTAAAAAGTCATTTAACCCACCCCAGGAAAACCTAGAAGAAGATGCTAAAGAGCAGAAGAATCAGGAAGTACCTACAAAAGAAACCACAGAGGAATATAATATGGAAAAAGAACAAATGGATAAACTAGTAGCTGAAGCTGCTCAATCTGCTGCTACCGCTGCAATTGCTAAAGGTATCGAACTTGGCAAATCTAGCGCAGAGCGCCTTCTTGCCGATGCCGAGAAGCGTATCGCTGAAAACGAGTCAGCAGGTCTTAAAGCTGTAGAAGACCTACGTGCTGAGCTTGCTGAAAAGGCTAGCGAAATTGCTGCTCTACAAAAGAGCAAAATGCAGTTCGACGAAAAAGCTGCTGGTGACAAAGTTACCTACAGAGAAAAAGAAGCTGCAGTTCTACTAGCTAAAGCTACTAACAAAGGCATTACTGATACTGCTGTTTTCCAAGGTCTAGTACAGAAATATGGTGCTCATGTTCCATCAGCAACTTGGGAACTAGAAGTTTCTACTAATATGCAAGCAGAAATTCGTCGGGCTCTTATTGTTGACCCAATCTTCAATAAAAATATTGATATGAATAACCCTGTTATGCGTCTACCAGTTAACCCTGAAGCAGGTTATGCTAACTGGGTACTAGAGGGTGGTTACAAGGCCAATACTTCTAGTGGTACTGCTCAAGACCATGTACTAAAAGAAATCAACCTAACCGCCTACAAACTAGCTACCAAAGAGTACCTAGGTGTTGAAGAAGAGTCAGATAGCCTAATCCCACTCCTACCTATTATCCGTGATGCTATCATCCGCAGAACTGCAAAAGCATGGGACTTAGCATTGCTACGTGGTGCAGGTGCAGGTGCTGACCCAATCAAAGGTATTGCTACAACTGCTAATACTACTATTAGTACAACTGCAGGTGGTGAGCAAGTACGCTTAGCTGTTGCTTCTAAAGCTACTGTTGCTAATATGCTATCAATGCGTCGGGCTCTAGGTACTCGTGGTCTAGTTCCTAATGAACTAGTATATATCGTTTCTAACGACGTTTACTACGACCTACTAGAAGATACCTCTTTCCAAACTATGGATAAAGTAGGTACTCAAGCTACTCTATTAACCGGGCAGATTGGCTCTATTGCTAATACTCCTGTTGTACTAAGCGGTGAATTCGAAGCTAAAGCTGCTGAGAAATTTGGCGCTGTAATTGTTAATCAAAATAACTTCCTAGTTGGCCGTTATAAAGGTTTACGTGTTGAGTCAGATTACTCTGTTGAAAATCAACAACGTCTAATTGTTGCATCACAGCGATTAGGTTTCCAGCAAATCTCTAGTATCCTTGGTGCGGGAGTTGCTACGTTTAAGTGGATCGCGTAATTTATAACTAAAATAAGGCTAGTCTTAGGGCTAGCCTTTATAAACAAAAAGAGGAGATAATATGAGTTTTCCATTATTTAGAGATAGTTATGAATGGTCTACAGTTAATACTGGTGGTGCTAACGTACAGAGTACTAACCGTAAAACCGGTGAAGTCTTCACAGGCACTCTAGCTACTTTTGATGAATACATGAATGACCGCCTAGAAGGTATTGGTATTGTAGGTCAAAGTACTGTACCTGTTGGTATTGCTGCTTCAGGTGCTGTTGCAGAAAATGGTGCAATTACTATTGGTACTGCATTACCTGTTACTTATTCTAGTGGTATTTGGCTAGCGCTTCCAGCCGCTGCTGCTTATGCAGATAGCCCTGCAGGTACTTACTGGTGTGTAATGAGCTCTACAACTGTAGGTGTTATTTATAATAACCTATTAGTAGGCGTTCCTTATGTTCCTGCTGCCACAACCGCTATTGTTTCTGCCCGCGGTGCTACTAATTACACTGGTGTAACTACCGCTGTTGCTCTTGCTACAGTTACAGTACCTGGTGGCCTAGTTGGTGCTAATGGCTCACTACAGATTAAGTTTGCAGGCTCACAAAATAGTGCTGCTGGTGCTAAAACTTACGTAGTTAAAGGTGCTACTGGAACTTGGCTTTCTAGTGCTGCTACTACTACCGCTGCTGCATACTACGACTTTACGGTTGGAAATCGTGGAGATGCTGCTGTAAACCTTAGTACTGGTATTAATAGTGTTGGAGTAGGTGCTAGAGGTTTCTTAGCTACTACAGTAGACACAAGCGTAAACTTTGATGTTACCTTTAATGGTACCTTAGCTGCCGCAACTGACTACATGATTTACGAGTTCTTTGAAATCATTGCCCAACCTAAGCTTTAAAATTAAATAGGGCCTTTGGCCCTATTTTACTATGGTAGGCTAAGGCTATAGTAAAATAGGAAGGGAGGACGCTATATGCATATAGACGATTGGACAGGAGAAGAAAGAAGGTCTATACCCGTACATATTCTTAACTATATGGATACTCGCCTAAGTGAGCATACTGATAGAATTGAGGGTTTATTCAGAGAGCATATTACAGATGAACTGGAAAGGTACGGAGATATTATAAGTCGTATTGCTGCTTCTTCAGAAGCCTCTCAAGAACGCCATAATGTACTAGTAGACAGCTTAACTGTATTTACAGGACAAGTAGAATTGATGGAAAAGGCCTTTCCAGAAAGTAAGCAAGGATGGCCTGATTATATTAAACATCATAAGTACCACTACACTAAAGAAGAACAACGTGTTTGGTGGGCATCTGTTAGAGACCAAGCAGTAAAGAAGCTTTTTGAGTGGAGCCTGATACTAATAGTAGGTTGGATGGGTGTTCTTATTTGGAAAGGATTATTACTAGGGCCATAAAATGCAAGTTTATATACTAAAGATAGTGGAGAAATAATATGCGGAACCTTATTACAATAGATGATTACAAACTTTATGCCACTATATCATCAGATACTTTAGACGATAAACTAGATTTAGTAGTATCTAGTGTATCAGAACTAGTAAAAAATTACTGTGGTAGAAACTTTATAGATGGTTATAATATAACCACCTCAGAATTCATAGACTTAACTGAATATTACACGGGAGGAGACACTACTTTTTATACTAGAGAGTTTCCTTTAATAACAATTAGTTCTTTAAGTTTATCCACAGATAATGGCCAAACGTATACTGCCTTAGCAGAGTATACAGACTTCGTATTAGACAAACAAAATGATTCTATAAAGATTTTTAGCGCGGAAAGTGTTAGTAGTCCTAATGCTTATAAGATTATTTATAAGGGGGGCTATTCTGCTACACCAACAGACTTACAAATAGCTTGTTTAGACTTAGTAGAATACTACATGAAGAAAGAGTCTACTCCTAGAAAAACATCTGGTTCAGTTAGTATTGAGTATATTAGAACTAATGATTTCCCTGCTCATATTAAGAGAGTATTAGACTTATATAGACTACTTAAATGAAAAATAAATTAACGGCTAGAGAATTGCAGAAACAAGTATCTGCTGTTATATACACAGCTCTACATTCAGAATTTGGAGCTGATACTGCTATAGATGTAGTAGGTAAAACAGAAGCCCCTATCCTTAGAGTTATAGCTAATATGCAGCCTAGGTACATAGAAGGTGCGCTTACGGATAGGCACGTAGCTAATATAAAGAAAAGAGTAGAGAAGGTACTTGGTCAGACGGACTTAGAAGCACCTTTTATAGACTACATTACTACTAAAGTACTTGATAAGGTAGGCTCCAAAGCACCAGAGATTAAAACTTCTAGTGAACCTAGTAGAAAGTTTTATAACAAAGAAGGTAAAGAGATTTCTCTAGAAGAACATATAGCTAGTAGTAAAGTTTTTAAGGATAGTAAAGGTAGATTCCAAAGTAAAGAAGACTTTTTAGAGGAAAATAACAAGTACTATCAACTAAGAAACCGTAAAGGAAATTTCCAATCTCCAACTTCTCTAGCTAATCTAATTCAACAAGGCCTGCACGATAGTCTCCAAGAAAACATGACACCTCCTCGCCTACAGTACAGAACTGGAAGATTTGCTAATTCAGTTAGACTAGTAGGCTTAGAGTATAATAACCGACAAGATAGTTTACTAGCTAAGCTAACCTATATGAAGTACCCCTATCAGACTTTCGAAACAGGCTTTAAGCAAGGCTCCCTAGCTAGAGACCCTAGACCTTTAATTGATAAATCTGTAAGGGATGTGGCTATTAAATTAACTAAGGCCAGAATGTCCGTTTTAGTAGTATAAGGTAAAAAATATGGTTGAATTTAGTGAGCTACTATTATATAATGTGTGTTGAATGTAAAAAGGACAAAAATTTATGAGCGCACGGTCGAGTATTTCAAAAGCATTAGCTACTAAACTAGCTTTAATAAACGGGGCAGCTCCTTATAAGTCTGTCTTACACAATAACAATATATTTACTAAGCTTTTATTTTGGGATGAGCTGTCAGATTTTAGTGCAGTTTGCGTAGTAGCAGGAAGCGAGACCAGAGAATACCACCCAGGAGGTTTTAAGTGGGGCTGGTTAAACGTATCCTTAAAGTTATATGTAAATGCAGAAGACCCTACTAGTAAACTAGAAGACTTACTAGAGGACGTAGAAAGAATTATTACAGAGAATGAGTTATTAGTTTATGATACAAATAAAACTACAACAGAAATTCTTATAACATCAATAACGACTGATGAAGGACTTTTAGCTCCATTTGGCGTAGGTGAGATGAATTTATCAATAAGATATGAAGTTTAATACAATGCTAGTAAATACTGACTAAGTTATTAACTCATAATAGGAGAAATGTATGGCAGTAAATTTAAGTAGAAATACAAAAGTATTCTTTAGTACAGTTACTACTAATACTTTAGCAGACTATACTAGTAGCAACACTTTCGAGTTGCAAGTACTAGATGGCTATAGCTTTAGCCAAACAACGGAACAGCAAACTATTTCGCTATCCGAAGCAGGAACCGCTCCAGTTCGTGGTGAGCGCGCATTTAATAGCTTACTTAATCCAGCAGAATGGAGTCTTAGCACTTACATTAGACCTTATAAAGACACTAATGTTACAGCTCCTGAAAAGTTCTTATGGAACGCAGCTATGGGTAGTACAGCAATTGATACTACAGGTATTGCAGTATCAGGCTCTAATTACATTGATACTACTAAAGCCTCAATTGTTCTTGGTTCAGCTTTATTTACAGGTAACCTAGATGATGCTAAAGGTCAGATGATTTCTATTCGTGGAATTACTTCTGTTACTTCTTTTAATAATTCCTTTAAAGTACTATCTGTTTCAGGTACAGGAAGTCCTACTCAGACTATAACTTTTGAAACTATTACAGATATTGGTACAGGTACTCCTGGGTATACTTCTGCAAAGGTTTATAAAGGTCAATGGGTTGAAGATACTACTAAAGCAATTACTAGCTCAATAGGCTCTAATCGTAATCAGCTACAGAACTTCACTCTTATCTTTAAAGTAGATAATACAGTTTACAAGATTGACTCTTGTGCAGTAAATCAGGCTGAGATTCAGTTCGACTTACAAGGTATTTCTATGATTGCTTGGAGTGGCTTTGGTACAGTACTATCTTCTCCTGCTAATCTTCAAGCATGGGACAGTACTAACTATTTAGCTTTCCCAATTGCAGCTGATAACTATATTACTAATAAGTTAAGTACTACAACTTTAGTAAGTAATATTAAAGGAACAGCAGGCACCACATATAGTCTTCCTATTACTGGAGGCTCTTTAACTTTAAATAACAATATTACCTACTTAACTCCTGAGAATATGGGCGTAGTTAATAATTCTATTGGTTACTTTACTGGTGCTCGCTCTATTAATGGTTCTTTAAACGCCTACCTAAAAACTGGTGCTCTAGAATCTGCAACTCTACTAACAGATATTTTAAGTGGTCTTACTACTACTTCTGAAACTAAGTTTAAGCTTCAAATTGAAGTAGGTGGAGCTTCTAATACTACTAGAGTAGAACTACTAATGGATGCTTGTCAATTACAAGTACCAACTGTAGATATTCAAGATGTAGTATCAACAACCATTAACTTTACCGCTCAAGGGTACGCAGATACTGAGTACGACATTGAGAGAACAAATAATCTAGTAGTTACTTACTACGGAGTAGTTTAAATATAAAAGGGAGAGGCTGCCTTAAGCCTCTCCACCCACGGAGAAACAAATTAAATGATTTCCTTACAATCGCTATTAACTCCTTCTAAAGTAGTCGAAGTTGATTTCCAAGATAAGACTGGCTTTAAAGTTAAAGTGGCCTTTTTATCTCGTGAAGAACTAATTAAACTACGTAAGAATTGCGTTACTTCAAAGTTTGATAGAAAAACTCGCCAGCCCGTAGAAGAGCTTAACGATGAGTTGTTTACTAAAAACTATGTTGCCGCTGTAGTTAAAGGCTGGACAGGTTTAAAATATACTTATCTACAAGACTTAATGCTAGTCAATCTAGAAGGTATCAAAGATTTAAATGAAGAACTAGAGTACTCAGAAGAAAACGCTCTAGTACTAATGAAGAACTCAACAGAATTCGATAATTTCGTATCGGATGTTACGAGTGACCTAACAAATTTTCAGAAATTCAGTTCGAAGAAATAACGGCTAAAGTAAAGAACTTCTCACAGAACCGACATGCTGGCATGACTAGGGTAACATATCTAGACTTATGTGAGCAGTTAGGTTCTGAGCCTATAGAAGAAGAAATACCTATAGAGCTAGAAGACTTTCCTGATGACGTACAAGAAGCATGGACAATATATTGCTATCTACCTGACAGGTATGATTCTTTTAGTGGACACTACTTCGGTAAATCTTTGGACACTATAGTAAACTTATTTGAGCTATTTGAAGTAACAAATCGAGTATTAGCATTGAAACTAGTAATGCTATTCGACTCTTATGAAACCAAAGAAATAAATAGTAAGAAAAAGAAATGAGGTTAATGTATGGCTAATACTAATAGAAAGATAGGAGTTGAAGTAACTGATAATGGTACTATTGCCAAGCTAACAGCACAAATAACTAAGCTTAATGAGTTATTAGACCGTACAGCTCAACCTAGAAAAATACTTCCAAGAGCGGCTACGGCCGCTATTTCCGCATCTGGAGGTTCTAGCACTTATGGTGGTTCTGGTGAGCCCTTTCCTTCTAGGTCAGGTCTAACTCGTGGTACTGCTGGAGCTTTTGATAGGGGAGAAACTAGAGACTTTGCTAGGCAGGCACAAGGTATGGGTGGCTTAGTACAGCTATACGCTACTTTCGCTGCTAATATATATGCTGTATCCGCTGCATTTACTGCACTGTCTAAAGCAGCCGATTTTACTAATATGGAAAAAGCAGCTGATATCCTATCTACTAAAGTAGGTACTAGTATTAGAGGGTTGGCACAGGATATACGTAGTTTAACAGATGGAGCTATATCTTTAACTGAGGCTATGTCAACAGCTTCTCTAGGTAGCTCTGCAGGTCTAACTACCAAACAAATTGAGGAACTAACTAAAGTAGCTAAAGGAGCTGCTATAGCTCTAGGTCGTGACATGACAGATGCTCTTAGTCGTGTTTTCAAAGGTACAATTAAAATTGAACCAGAACTATTAGACGAATTAGGTTTAATGGTAAAAGTAGATGACGCTAATAAAGCGTACGCTAAAACACTAATGAAAACAGTATCTACTCTTACGGACTATGAGCGTAGACAAGCTTTCGTAAACGCAGTAACTACTCAAGGTATAGCAAAATATAAAGAGCTAGAAGGTTTAGATGCTAATCCATTCTCTAAACTTCTAGCCTCTATTCAAGATTTAAGCACTAGAACTTTAACTAGTATTAATAGTGTAATAGGTCCCTTTGTAAATTTACTATCTGAAAGCCCTACAGCTCTACTAGTAGGTTTAACCTCTTTAATAGCTTTATTACTAAAAGGCTTAATTCCTGCAATAGGTAGTTTACGGGCAGGTTGGGCAGCAGAATCTGTAGCTCACCAACAGAATCTAGCTAGGTATTTAACTGGAATAGAAGAGCGTAAGCAAGCAGTTAGAGAACTATCTAAAGCTAATACTGATGCTGCTAAAGCTGAAATGCTAAGACAGAGAAAGTTAGTAGAGGATGCACTACCTAAAGAAATTGCTAAAACTGCAGAAGGAAGACAACTAACTTCTAGCCTTAGAGAAATTACAAAAGCAGGGGACATTGCAGCAATTAACGCTGCTAAAGCTGGTGCTGAAGCAGCATTAGTTAAAGTTGCAGATAAACTAACACAAAGAATACAAGCTACTGCTGAAAAATTACAACGTACATCTCAAGCAGGTTTTGGGGCTACAGGAGCTTATGCTGACCTAGCCGCACTAAACAAAGCTTTAGAGAAATCAGCCAGAGATAGATTAGCCCTAGAGAGTAGACTAGCAACTGTTCAACAAGGTATTGTTACTACTTCAGCAGTAAATCTAGGTCATGTACGCCAAATGAGCGAGCTAGAAAAGAGTAGTCTAGAAGTACAGAATGCTCAAAAAGTAGCAGATGCTTATCAAAAGGCAACTCTAGCTAGAGAAAGACTTACTAATGCTTATGATGCTGCTAGCAACTTAGGTATGCTACAAGGCTTTAGAGAGTTAAATACAAATATTCAAGCCGCCACATCTTCTACTACACTATGGGGTAGAAGTATGCAGTATGCACAAGGTACTTTTGGTATTTTAAGTATTGGAGTAAGCAAACTAGTAGGAATGTTTAGCGTATGGATGATGTTATTCACTGTACTTATACCCTTCGTAGGTACTCTAGCAGAAAAAATAGGTTTAATTGGTGAGAATACTAAAAATTTAGCAGAGTCTATAAGGAAGGCTTCTGAATCTACTAAGACTTTCTCTGATGTACAAAAGAGACTTGCAGAAGGTGTAGACCTTAGTACTCAGTATGACTTACAAGCATCTAAAGCTACTTCATACGCAGAAAGTGTAGAGAGAGTAGCTAAAGCGCATAGAGAGTTAAGGGATTTAAAAGACTCTAATGAATACGGAGGTATGTGGTTAGAAGGTAGTAAAATGTTATTAGGACTAGGTCAATATGATAAAAAGGAAGAACTAAGAGTAGTAGAACTTTATGAGGAAGCTAGAAAAAGAGGGGATATTAAAGACGAAGACGCAGTAATGTTACCTAGAGTTGTAGCTTCTGCTTTTTATAAAGCTATTCCCGAAAGAGAACTTACCAAGGAAAGTTACCTAGACGCTAGAAGCACAGATAAAACTATGTCTACTATGGAGGCCGCAGGAGCTATTTCTAGAATTAAAGAGTTATCTAAAGAGCAACTAGAATATGCGGAAAACTCAAAAGCGGTAACTCAAAATTTAAAAGAGTTAAAAGACTTATCAACAGAGTACGCAACCACTCTAGTTAATCAGTCTAAAGAATTAAAAGCTTTAAATGCACTAGCGAGCTCTTCAGTTGCTCTTCAAAAAAATATTGGAACATTGTCTACTACTAATGCTGTTGATATATTTAAGTTTCTAGAGGGTATAACTACAGAATTCGAAAGCTTTTCTGATACAGGCTTAGGGGATACCTTAAGTATGCTTAGAATGGAGCTCTTAAATGCAGACCAAGCAGCATTCGATTTTGCAGATACTCTTCAGAAAGGTATTAACTCTGAAGGGAAGAGCTTTAATGAAACAAACGCTGAATTCAAGGCTAGAGTTGATGCATCTAGAGAGCGAGAGTTACAAGTAGGCAGAAGTAGAGCACTAGAGGGATCAGGGGGGAAAGACTTTGTAGCTACAAAAATCTCAGAGTTTACCTTAAAAGCAGTGAAGTCCTTAGCAGATTTCTCATTAGCTACATCTAGAGCTGCGGTAGCCCAAGGAAGGGTAACTCAAAGATTAAATAGCTTCGGAATATTCTCCCAAGTAGGTCAAGGTAGAAGTGCAGGAATACTAGCCTCTGCAAGATATAGTGCAGAAGATGAACAAGCGCGTATAAAGTTAGGACTACTTAGAACAGAAGAGTCTCAGCTAGCAAAGCAACTTAACCTACAAAAGGGTACTTTAGCTACTCAAGTAGGTGAGGCCTCTAAAGCTTATCTAACTGCAAAAGGTATACCTGGAGGAACAATACAGGGTAGAACATCTGAGGAAAAAGCAAAGACTCTTCTTAAGCTTACAGACAGCTCACTAAATGCGTTTAGGCCGGGCATAGATGCACTTAGACTTAGCATAATTGATCTTACTGCTAAGTTAGAAAAACTAAAACTAGATAAAGAACTTATTGAAACGGAAAGAACAGAGCCCGCAGCCAGAAGTTTTGATACACGTATAAAAACTATAGAATCTACTAGAATAGACGAAATAGCTGCTATAAGAGTAGGGTCCCTTGAAGAACAAAATACTATTAGTGAGAAATACGCAGGACAACTATCCTTAGGAGCCTTTGGCGCAGAGGATAGTAAGGCCTATGAAACTTCACTAAATAATATAGCAGCAACAATTAAAGAGCAGGAAGCTTTACAGAGAGAAGCTTCAGCAAAATCAAAAGCTTTATACGCAGAGTACCTAGTACAGCTACCTAGAGATAAACAGAAGGCCGCATTACTACTTAGTGACAAAACAGAATTAGACGCACAAATACTACAAAGTAGTGAGGATACCAAAGCTTCTAGACTAATTAAAGGAGCTTTAGAAACACAAGAAGCCAAAAGACTTAATTATACAATACCACTAGGCCAACTAGAATCAATGAGTCAACTTCTAGAAGCTCAAATAGACTATGCAGCAGAAAATGCAGCTTATCTATTAAGTACTGAAAGAAGTTACGCTAGTATACTTAGTCTTACTGAGTCTCAATTAGCTAGTACTATGGAAGGCTTTAGTGTACAGAAAAAATCTCTAGAAATGCAGAAAAAAGTACAGAGAGAGATTATTAGTGACCCAAAAACATCTCCTATAGCTAAAATTGATGCTGCACAGGGGCTCATTAAGCTAGAACAAGACCACTTAGTCTACCAATTAAAAGCTCAGAAGGAAGTTAGTAGCTTACTAAAAGAACGGAATGAGCTTAACCTAAAAACTATAGAACAACTACAAGGCCCAATGGGTATTATTAGTGAAGATAGTTTACAAGGTGGAATTACTGTTGCTATGGATAGAATAGAAGAAACTCTAGGTAAATCAAAGTCTACAATGTCACAATTTGCTACAGGTATAGTGGATGCAGTTGATACAATGATTGATAGTTTCAGTACTATGATTCAGAAAATGAACGAAACTGCTGTTACTTGGGTAGCTTTTAGAGACATGGTACGAAATACTCTTAGCGATATGTTTAGAGATATGGCTTCTGATACTTTTAAGAATTCAGCTAAAGAACTATTAAAAACAGGTGCTAAAAAACTAGGTTTTGATACTAGAACCTCTAGTCAATTAGCTGCAGAAAAACTAGGCATTACAGCAGAATCTTCTTTAACTCAGTTACAACAGATTAATGCAGGTATACAAGCATTACTATCTAACAATGGAGGGTATGCTAGTATTGGTACTTTCGATTCTATGACTAGTAATGCCACGGAAAGCTTAACGGGTTTTCCAGGTGAGATAGCGTATACCTATGATGACAAAAAACTAGAAGGTATAAAGCTAAAGCAAACCACTACTTTAGGTGAAGCAGCAGAAAGCTCAGCAAGTGCAGCTAGTTTAACAACTAAAGCAGCTGATACTTTCTTTAGTGGTGCTAATATTCTTAAAATGGCTGCTGGAGGCATAGTTGGTGCTTTAGTAACAGGAAATGTAAAAGGTGCTGTTGCAGGAATACTTAGTACAGTAGCTTCTGCATATCTAACTAAAGGCATTAGTAGTGTAACAGGTCTCGCTAAAGGCGGAATATTTGGAGCAGCAGGTAATATACCTCTTACTGCTTATGCTAGAGGTGGCGTTGCTACTTCTCCACAACTTGCTTTATTCGGAGAAGGTAGTAAGAATGAAGCTTTTGTTCCTTTACCAGATAATCGCAGTATTCCAGTTACTTTAAAGGGTGGGGGTTCTGGTGCTACTTTTGGAGATACTAACATTAGTGTAGTTGTAAATACTAGTAATGGTACTGCAAATACTTCCGTAAGTACAGAGCAAGCTACTAATCTAAGTAAGGCATTAAGTACTTCTATTAAGGCAGCTATTCAAGAAGAGATTATGAAACAAATGAAACCTAGGGGACTGTTGTATGGCTGAAATTTTTAACTTTACACCCTCAAAGGGTATCACCAAGCAAAGCAAGCCGGTAGTAACTACTAACAAGTTTGGGAGTGGTTACTCACAGCGAGTCTCTTATGGAATTAATAACCGAGATGAAAGCTGGGACCTATCTTTTATAAATATGAAAGTTACAGGAGAGAATAATGCTTATGACCTTATCAGCTTCTTAGAAGCTGAAGATGGCGTATCTTACTTCTTGTTTACTCCACCAGGAGAAACAACTCAATATAAAGTAATATGTCAAGATTGGTCTGTAGAATATACATCTCATATTAGCAGAACTATCAAAGCTACATTTGTAAGGGTATACGACTTATCATGAGCATACTATCAGAATTAAGAAAGAGTGCCCCTAGCAAGATTATTGACTTATTTTCTGCGGAGCTCAGTAGTATTAGTGAAAATGATACTACAGTTCTAAATTACTTTAGTGATACAAACGAACTAGGTAATAATATTTGGTGGGCAGGTGATGAATTCCTTGCTTACCCTTTTGAGATAAGTGGTTTTGAATGGGATGGAGCAGGACAACTACCCACTCCTAGACTACGTATTGGAAATCTAGGGGGTACTATTAGTGAGTATAATAGACTTTATGATGATTTACTAGGTTTAAAGGTTACTAGAATTAGGACTATGCTTAAATACCTAGACTCAGTTAATTTTGCCGATGGTAATGAAGATGCTGATGATACTGCTCAATTCCCTAAAGAAGTATACTTTATTGATAGAAAAGTTTCTGAAAATAATAGTGTAGTAGAATATGACTTAGTATCTGCTTTAGACATTAGCTCTATTAAGTTACCTAGAAGACTAGTAATTCAAAATACGTGTCAGTGGAGATACAGAGGTGCAGAATGCAACTATACGGGAAGTGCTATGTTTACTAAGCTGGGAGTGTCTACTACAAACTCTGCACTAGACGTATGTGGTAAACGACTCTCTGATTGTAAAATACGCTTTGGAGCATCAAGTACTTTAAATTATGGAGCCTTCCCCGGTGCAGGATTATTTAACTAAGTTCATTGAATATGCTGAAACAGTTTCAGAAAAAGAAGCTTGTGGTTTAGTTATTAACGATACTTTTATTGCATGCAAAAATGTATCTTTAGATAGGGATACATTCATTATAGACCCTATTGATTATGCTAGAGCTACTAGGCAAGGTACTATTCAGTTTATCTGTCATAGTCATTTAATAGGCTCTTCTAAAGCAACAGAAGCGGATACTTATAGCTGTAATAAAGGTAAAGTACCTTGGTTTATTTATTCTAAAGTAGATAAAACTCATAGTATTCTATTTCCAACTGATTACAAGCATCCGTACCTAGGAAGACCTTACTACTTTGGTACTTTAGATTGCTGGGGTTTAGTAGCTGATGTACTTCTAGAAGAGAAAGGTATAAAAGTGGGCAGACCTTTAGTAACTGAAGAAGACTGGTTTACTCATAAAGTAAATTTATTTGAACAGTACGCAGATGATAATGGCTTCGATAAAGTAATAGACAATAGTCTTAGAAAATATGACGTGTTACTGTTTAGAGTAGGGAACTCTAAAATACCAAACCACTCAGGTATAATGTATGACAAAAATACCTTTTTACACCACACGGCTAAACGGCTATCATCCCAAGAGATATATGGAGGTTACTGGGCTAAATATACAGTAGCTTCATATAGACATAGAGAGTTAAAATGAGAACAATATATCTTTACGGAGAACTATCCGACCTTTTCATAGATAAAATAGAGTTAGAAGTTCAATCTATTGGCGAAGCTATAAAAGCTTTATCTACTAATTTTCCCACATTTGCCAGCTATATGCTAGAGCATAAACCGGGCTTCCATGTGAAGACTGGGGATATTTTTAGAGATACAGAAACATTACTAGAGCCTTTAGGTAGTAAAGATATACATCTTATCCCAGTTGTGTCTGGTTCGGGTAAAGTAGGTCTGATAGTTGCAGGTGCTTTCTTAATCTATATGACGGCAGGTGCAGCAGCAGGTGCTGTAGGTGCTGGCTTCGGTGGTACTACTGCTGGAGCTTCAGCTCTAGGAGCTTCTGGTATGGTATCTGCAGGAGTAGCTACTACTATTGGAAACATAGGTGTAGGCTTGGTAATGTCAGGTATCTCAGCTGTTCTATTTGCACCACCTAAACCTCAACCTACTACCCCAACAGAGAATACTCCTAATACGTACTTCAATGGGGTAGTTAATACTGTAAGTCAAGGATTACCAGTACCTATTGGTTATGGTGAACTTATTATAGGCTCAGCAGTTATTAGTGCTGCAATCTCTATAGATAGTACTGCAGGAATTCCTGCATATGACTGGTTAGTTCCAGAGAGTGGTTACATTGGTTGGACTCTACAGTCAGGAACTACGTATAAGAAAGATAACCTTAATTTATACTATAATACAGCTACTAACATATATACTTGGACTACTAGTGTATCTATATCTAATGCTGAAGGGAGCTTCTACTTTGATGAGTCAGGTAACTACATTGAAGCATCAAACACTACTTATACAGTAAGTTATACCTATTATAAGTATACTAGCAGGTTTAAAATATCTGGTCTTCCTGACCCAAGCGTAGCAGCAATATCCAAGTATGAAGAGTACTTATCACCTATAGGCTCTAGTAAAATACCAGAAGGATGGGGAACTTAATGAACGATTTAATTATTGGTAGTGGTGGTGGAGGTAAGGGGGACAGCGGAAGCGCGTCCCCTGTAGAGAGCCCAGATACTCTAAAATCTACTTCTTATGCAGAAGTTCTAGATTTACTCTGTGAAGGTAAAATTGTTGGTCTAGTTAATGGGCTACAATCAATCTACATTAACGATACTCCAGTACATAATCCTGACGGTACTTCAAATTTCGAAGATAGTGAATTTCAATTTACTTTTAGAAATGGTATACAAGACCAGGAGATGATTCCTGGCTTTGCAGAAGTTAGTGCCGAGATTCCTGTTGGTAGAGAGGTAAAATCTTCTCAAGCAGTAACAGAACCTGTAATAACTAGTGCAGAGAGTACAGTAGATAAGATTAGAGTTACTATTGATATTCCTGCACTAGTAAAATACGAAGATAATGGTGATACTAATGGTTCCTCTGTACAGTTCAGAATTGATGTAATTAAAAATGGTGAT